CGCCTCGGCCGTATGGTCCAGCTCCTGCGTATGCTTGGTGTCCTTCGCCATCGTGTCCACCGCCGCCCCGAGGAGCTTGCGCTCTACGTCCGCGCCGGTTAGTGAGTCCTTACGAACCTGATCAGCATCGAACGCTCGCGACTTCCGCTCCTCGTCGGCAGCGAACGCCTCTTCCTTGCGCCGCTCCTCGGCCTGGAACTCCGCCTCGGGGTCCGGCTTCGGCGGATCTGGCGGCATGATCTGCATGGGCGGCAGCTGCGCGGCCATCTGCGCGATCATCGTCTCGACCTGCGGATCGATCTCTTCCTGCTCCTCGCCCGCCATGAAGGCCGGCGGCGGCAGCTGCATTCCGGCCTGCTGCATCTGTGCGGCCATCGCCACGTAATACTTCAGCGCGAAGTGTTCGGCCAGATGCGCCTGCATCGCCGGGCCGGCCATCTCCAGCGCCTGCTCGTTGAGGCCCTGGAGGAAATTCATGTGCACCGCAATGTGCGCATCATGGTCCTGCTCGGGGAACACCTGCGCCGCTGAGCCGATCAGGATGTTCATGTTCTCGTTCACCGGGTCGAGCCGCTTGTGCTCGCCCTCGCCGCCCTTCAGCAGGTCATCGAAGTCAGGCACCCTGATGGCCTTCAGGAAGCGCTCATGGACCTTGCGCCGGTCGTACAGGTCAGGGTTCTCGGCAGCCAGCTGGATCAGCGCCTGGCCCTGCGCAATGCGCTGCGTGGTCGAGAACACGTTCGGGTCGCTGACGGGAATGACATCGACGCGACCGTCATAGTCCGTCTTCAGCACGAACTGATCAGCGCCCTCGATCTGGTAGGGATACTGGTCGTCGAGGAACTCGAAGTTCAGCTCGGCGCGCAGCTGGAACTCCTCAGCCTGGGCAACGTGCAGCCGGCGGTGCACGCCGCTGAACACCTTCTGCGATTGCTCGATCAGCGCGATCGTGGTGCCGACCGGGCCCGTGTTGGCGGCATCGCCCGTCATCTCCTCGGTGATCGAGGCGAAGCGTCTGCCCGTGTCGGTGAGGATCTGGAACAGCTGGGCCAGGGCAGCGCTGGGCTCCTTGAACGGCGGCGTGTAGAACGCGCGCTGCATCTCCTCGCCGGTCATCTTGACCTGCGCCCAGACCCCCGGACGAATCTGCACGTCGCCCGGCGGCAGCTTCGCCTCGTCGGAAACGAAGCCACCCTGGAGGTTCGCGAATGCGGCCGAGTCGAGAAGAGCCCGCAACGTCCCTGTCGCGGACTCCGCAACCGACCCGATCAAGTGGAGCAAGCCGAACCCGTAGAAGCCGAGGCCCGGCAGGTATTTGTAGTGCGTGAACCACAGCCGCTTCGTGAACAGCGGGTCCTGCTCTTTCCAGTTGCGACGGATCGACAGCAGCGTGCGGCTGGTCTTGTCGATCGTGACGATGTACGGCATGGGCGTGCCGAGCGGCTTGTCCTGGCCCAGGGCTCCATCGCCGGGCACAGCGAACCGCTGCTGGTCCATCTCCAGTTCGAGGTCGCAGTGCATCTCCAGCACTTCGTACACGTGGTCCTCGGGATGCAGCGCCTGCTGACGATCGTCAGACTGGTCGCGCATCTCCTGGCCGCTGTCGCTCGACTCGTCAATCGCCTGCGACGACGCCTTGATCAGCTTGCAGCTGCGGTAGAACCCGGAGTTCATCAGCCGCTTCATGTCCTGCTCGGACGTGCGCAGCCGGTGCGTGTAGCGCGACGACGTGCGCAGATCCGTGGCGAGGTACGGCACGATGAAGTCGCCCGACTGCACCAGCCGGCTGACGGTCATATCGCTGGTCGGGTCGTAGTAGGTCTTCTTGAACGCCGAGCCCGCGATCGGCAGCCAGAACAGCATCGTATCGGTGTGCCAGAAGTACGCGCGATCCTGCGTCGTCATCTGGTAGTTCATGTGATCCTTGACGCGCTCGGCCTGCTCTTCCAGCTCGGGCGTCTTCTTGCCGACCACGGTCGCTTTCGCCGGACCCTCTGACGGGAACAGCTCCTCGATCGCTCGCGCCTGGAACTGCACGCACGCCTCGCCCAACAGCGGGTAGTTCACCGCCGATGCACCCTCGAACGGCAGATCACCGAGCGGCTCGTTGCGCAGCCCCAGCAATTCCATGGCCTGGTCGATGCGGCGCTGCCAGTCCATCCGCGATTCGAGGTCGGACGCGACCTGCTCGATCACGGTGTTGATCAGCTTCGTCTGCTCCATGACCGACAGCTTGTCGGCCAGGTTGCCGGCGTGCTCCTCGCTATCATCACCCGAGGTTCGATTCATGCCCGGGTTGAAGTCGACGACTGCGGTGTTGCCGCGCCGCTGCACGCGCACGCCAGCCGCGTCGGTCTCATCCAGGTCAACGGGCTCGTCGGGGACCATGCCCTGGGCGCGCTCGTAATCCTTCATCATCGTCGCCATGGCATCACCCGTAAATTGACTTGCGCTTCTTCAGATGACGCATCAGATCGATGTCGTCCTCGTCCTCGTCGAGGTACTCGGCATTCCAACGGCGACGCAGCCACAGCAGCATCTGCGTGACGGTATCGGTGATGTCGTCGTGCTCGCCGGCCGGGAACTTGGCGCAGTGGTCGATCACATCCACCGCCCACTTGCGGCCGAACGGGAACCAGATACAGCCACGCTCCAGCACCAACGACGCCGCATGGGCGCGCACGTGCTTCGAGTCGCTCACCTTGATGCGCGAGACCGGCATCCCAGCCCGCTTCAGCTCCTGCGCCAGACTGTGCCCGCTCGCCTTCTTCTCGATCAGGATGCGGTCGGGCTTCCAATCCGCGTACGACTGCATTGCCGCCTCGCGCAGGTCGGGGAACGACAGCCGCTCCTCCATGCGTTCGAGCAGGATCGCGCCGAGCCTGGGCTGGCCCGGGTACTTGATCTTCCACAGCACGTCAGGATCGTTGTGCTCCTCCCACTCGAACACGCCCCACGTGGTTCGAGCAGTGAAGTCGTTGACCTCCTCCTCCTCGAACGCCGTGTCGTACGACTGGATGACCATCTGGCACACCGGCATCTCGGGCTCTTTCCAGGGCCGCCAGTGGTGCTTCTTCAGGATGTTGCCGGCCTTGTCGGACGGGTTCTGCTGGATCTGCGCCTCGAAGCCGCGATCAGTCAGCTCGCTGGCCATCTTGATCATCTCCAGCTCGCCGAACCGCTCGGGCGTCAGCAGCTGGTCTTCGAGCTGTCGCGGGTCGCGCCAGATCTCCTGATCCTTCTTGAGCGGGACAGCGAAGCGTGGATTCTTCGCGGGCGGCTGCGTCAGCTCGCCGGTCTTCGGGTCGCGCTCGCGCATCGGGCCGTCTTTCTTGGCCCGAGTGACGCAGCGATCGTTGCGCCGGAAGTAACCGGGCAGCTTCAGGTGCACCCAGTTGCCCGTGCCGATCGCATAGCCGGGCAGGTCCATGTGATGGCCGCGCTGCGCCACGATGACGCGCCCGAGCTTCTTCGGGTTGTTGCCCCGCGTGCTCATGACGTTGCGCCACCAGTTCACAACGCCCTCGCGGACCTTGTCCGACTCGATCTCCATCATGTTGTGGGCGTCGTCGACCACGATCCGGTCACCGCCCTCGCCCGTGGCCGATCCGCCGACTGACGTGGCCAGCCGATAACCGTTGGCCGTCGTGTCGAACCGCATGACCTTGTTCAGGTCGCCAGCCAGCGAGTACACGTCGGCGTAGCGTTCTCGATACCAGTGCGAGTTGATCAGTCGCCGGCACTTGATCGAGTCGCGGATGGACAGCCCCTGCGCGTAGGACGCGAACAGCCACTGCGTCGAGGGGTGCCAGCTCCACTCCCAGGCCGGCCACGATACCGCCGTCGTCGTCGACTTCGAGTGCCGTGGCGGCACGTTGATCACGAGGTCGTCGATGTCGCCCAGCGACACGTACGTCAGGTGGTCGCAGATCGCATCGATGTGGATGCCATTGACGAACGGCACCCCGGGCTCGGTGATCTTCCAGGCGTTCTTGTTGAACAGCCGAAAGTCCCGGCGCATGGATTCGGCCTGGACCATCGTGTACTGCTTGGCGAGCTGAAGCACTTCCATGTGCTGAGGGGTGTCCTTATCGCTTCTTGCGGGCCTTCGTCTCGGCAACCGCCTCGGCGGCCTGCCCGCGCTCCTGCCGGGTCGTGTGCGCCGGGTGCTGTATCGACAGCCGGTCTCCGCGCAGCCGTTCGCACAGCAGATAGCCCTCGACACGCCAGAGGCCCTTGAAGGCGTCCTCGAATGCGTAGCGCTTGCCCACCTCGGGGTCGTAGTTCCTCGGGTCGGCAGGAACCGCCGAGCCCAGCGCCTTGAAGCCGTTGCGCATCGTGATCACGCACACCGTCATGATGTCGTCCATGACCGTGTAGCTGACGCGCTCGATGCGCTCCTCGATCGACTCCTTGGTCACCCTCGGGGCCGTCTTGGTGGCAACGCGCTCCTGGGCCTGTTCGAGCGTCATGCCTGGATCGATCGAGCGAACAACGCTGTCCAACTGACAGATAACCAAGTCCGTCTTCAAGTC